GGTTATAAAGCGTGGTGAGGAAGACCAGGGTATTCGTTGGTGGAGTATTTCGCCTCGTACTACTTATAAGGATGTTCTTAATCACGTTCGTAGTGCGCTTCGACAGAATGTCGATATTACAGATGCAGCCGAAGGGTTGGATCTGGTTGTAACTATGGCGCATGGATTTAATAATTGGCTCGTTCCGGAGAATATCACCACTGTTTTGAAGCCGTCGCCATTGGCACCGAAGAAGGATATTCAGGGCATCATTGATAGCGTAACTCCAGCGAATGAGTTGTTCCAGTTTTCTCCGATTGAGGAGATGAAGTTGGCGTTGGATAAGCATATTAATCCTAATGCTGATGATTCTGATTCTTCGGGAGGAACTGGAAAAGATTTTTCTTCTAGCACTAAGGTAGAGGCTGAAGAAGATAATGTCAGCGAGAAGATTGGCGAAGCCTTTGATAAGCTATTAAAGTAATGGCCCGTAAAAAGGTACTTAGCAATACGAAACCCGGCATTACTAAAGACGACAGCATTTTAAATGACATCCTTATAGAATCTCTTAATAAAAAACTGGGGGATGTCGCCTTTATTCTTGGTAAAGGTGATAGCCCTCCAGAAACAAAAGAGTGGTTATCTACTGGATCAACTATTCTAGATACAATTATTTCTAATGACATTGATGCTGAAGGTGGCATTCCGGTAGGCAAGTTAGTAGAAATCAGTGGGGAGGCAGCTTCTGGAAAGTCGCTGCTTTCCTATATGATTTTAAAAGATTGCCAAGACAAAGGCGGTATTCCTGTACTTATTGATACAGAGAACGCAGCTAACGAAGACTTCTTGCGCCTTATAGGGCTAGAGTTTTATCCTGAAGGTTCATTGGTTTATATTCAAGTAGATTCTATAGAAGGGGTTTTTAAGGCAATTGAAGATATCATTCGTAGAATCCGCGAGAATGATAAAGATAAGTTATGTTGTATTGTATGGGATTCAGTGGCAGGAACTTCTACTGATGCAGAGATACAAGGTGATTATGGCGATGCTACAGTTGGATTAGCAGCTAGATTAATTGGACAAGGACTCCGAAAGATTATTCGTTTCATCGGTACACAAAGAGTGTCGTTAGTTTTCTTAAATCAAATCAGACAGAAGATTGGCGTTTTCTTTGGCGATGATACGGTAACTCCTGGAGGCAAAGCAATTCCATTTTTCGCAGCAGTAAGAGTAAGATTGTATAGTGGTGGAAAAGTAAAGGCTGGAAAAGATGTGCTAGGTGTTGGGATTAGACCAAAGATTGTTAAAAATAGAATGGGGCCACCACATCGCGAAGCTGATTTGAAGATGTATTTTAATCGTGGATTAATTGATGAAGAAGGATGGCTTGATATACTTCTGAAATTTGGAGAAGCAAAAAAGATTTCAGCACAAAAGTCTCAAATTGTCAATAAAGATAATGGCGAGATTTATGATGTACTTAATAGAAATTTTGTTGAGTGGATCAGAAAGTTTGAAAATAAAGAAGCTCATGCTTATTGTAAGAACAAAGTAAAAGAATCTCTTATTATAGAGCAAGATCCTCTTAAGCGACAAGAAGAAATAACAACAGAGGAATTGGATACCGACGAGGTTTTATGATGAAGTTTTGGGAGAAGCTAAAAGAAAGTGAGCTTGGAGAAAAGGCCGCTAAAAAACATCCTTGGTGGCTTTATATAATATTTTTCTTTGGGTTGATAATTGGTGTTACGGCTGTAGCTCTGGTTGTAGGAGTAGTATATTTGGTACTAGGTTTTATCCTTTCATTGTTATGGAATTTTGCTGTGTCGCCTGTTTTTGGTATATCAGAACTTACGACATATACAGCAGCAGCTCTTATCTTTTTATTCTCCACTGTGATGCGCATTATCAAATGGACCTTCGGCTAGATCTAGCTTAGCTCCCATAGTTTAACGGTTAGAACTCCGGGCTTTCATCCCGGCAATAGGAGTTCGATTCTCCTTGGGAGTAGATTTTGGGCTGTCGTATAATGGTATTACACAAGATTTTGATTCTTGCAAATCGCGGTTCGATCCCGTGCAGCCCAGCCATTTTTTCTAGAAAAATTTTCAAAGAATGTATTTAAATTTTTTTGATTGATAGACAATTTTTTTAATTTATCAATGAGTATTTATATTGTCGGAGAGAGAAAAATGAGCAATAAATCAGTAAAAGAATTAGTAAAAACCATTGTTATTATTCTTCTATCTGTGATTTTTATATCTCATAGTGTAGAGAAGAAAAAGATAATAGATGAGCTGACAGAAAATAATTCTTTTTTACAACATAAGGTTGAACTGGCAGATTCATTAATATTTGATACTACTCAAAATGGGTTGGAGTTGGCTTTAACATTAATAACTTATGAGAAAAAGATAGAAGAATATGAGAATAATAAACACAAAGTTACAGTGACTATGTATCATCCTGTTCCGGATCAAACAGATGATACGCCAAATATTACAGCGGACGGAAGTGTTATAAGAATAAACAACGCAAGTGAATATAGATATGTTGCGGTTGCACGAAATATGTTAATACGTGACGGCGGCTTTCTTAACTTTGGAGATTATATCTGGTTGGAGGCAGGTAAGAAATCTGGAGTTTATCAAGTGCGAGATGTAATGAATAGAAGGTTTGTGAACCGTGTAGATATTTTAGAAACACCAGGAACCATACCTTACAAGTATAATGAAGCTTCTTTGAGAAGAATAAATATTGCACTATGGAGGAAGTAGTGATGAGGATTTATATTAATTTTTTATTGTTGTTATTTTTATTTAATGCTTGTGGGTACACCCAACTTAAGTTTGAATGGCCTACTAGAATAGATCAGGTGTCAGATACATATATTGAAGAAAAGAAGATAGATCGTGGTTTTTGGTCTTCTCCAACAGTGGGTAATTTTAATATACATCCTTATCGAGTTTATGATAACTATCGTTATCCTTATATCAATTATGGTTACATCCCTTATAATTCTCCAAATGGAGCTTATCAAATTTATGAGCAGAATCTTAGGATTAATAAATTAGCACAAGAACTTGATCAATATAAAAGAAGTAAGACTGTGCAGACTGTGCAAAAAGTTCGATCTCCTTCAAGTGCTATAAAAAGAAAGAAACAAAAAACAGCTTGGAACTCCCGTATAAATCCTCAACATCGTAAAAAAGTATCGGCTACGAGAAAAGAGCTAGAGAAAGCTGATGCCTCTAACTAGACAAGAAAGTATTGGACTTGGCATAGGAGTTTTGAATATCTGGGATGAGTATGTAAATGCGCATTCTTTAAGGCAACTTAATTTGATTATGGATCAATATATAGATGATAGAGTGGTAGCTTATATTAGAAAAGATTATGATAACACTATAGGCATTCGCGTTGTTAAATTGGAAGAGTTTCGAGATTTAGGAAAAACCTCAAATATAATAAGAAATAATGCTTGACAAAATGAGAGAAATTGGTTATATTATAGGGACGAATTTAAGGAGAGAAAATAGGTAAAATGCAGAAAGTTTTGTTTATTGATTTAATGAATATGTTTGTGAGATGTTTTTCCAGTATTCGTTTATCAAATGATGATGGGTTGCATGTGGGTGGCGTGTTTGGGACATTAAATAGTTTGCAATCTCAAATAAGAATGCATTCGCCCGATCTCGTTTCTGTGGTATGGGAAGGCAAAGGATCTTCTGAAAGACGCAGAAGAATTTTAAAAGAGTATAAAGAAGGTAGGAAGTTCCGCGGCTTGAACCGGCAGTTTGAATATTCTCAAGAAGATGAAAAAGAATCATTTGCTCGACAGTTGCAGTTACTTAAGGGGTGTTTAGATGTTTTACCACTCTATCAACCTGCAGTTCAGTATCTTGAGGCAGATGATCAGATAGCTTATTCTTGTAAACAGTTGTTTAAAAATAATTATGAGAAGCTTATAGTTTCTACAGACCGGGATTATTTTCAATTGGTGGATAAAGATACAAATATTTTTAGACCAGTTAAGACTAAAGAAAATCCAAAAGGTGAAATAATTGATCTTAAATGGATGATGAATAAAGAAGAAGTTTATCCTCCTAATTATGCACTTTTAAAAGCCATTGTGGGTGACAAGTCGGATAATATAAAAGGCGTTAATGGTGTTGGTGAAATAACTGTTAAGAGAGATTTTCCGATTTTGGCCACCGATGAAGTTGATGTAGATGGAATATTAGAATATGCAGAGAATAAAGTTGCAGAGAAGAATCAAAAGTATAAAAAGTATATTGAGAACTCTGGTTTAATAGAAAGAAATTATAAATTGGTGCAACTCTTAGATGTCGATGTGAGTTTGCAGTCAATACAGGCACTGGAAAAATGTTATGAAAATAAAAAAATGAAGTTTAATTCATACAAGTTACGCATTAATCTGTTGAGCGAAAACATATCGCCCAACAATATTGATAACTGGGTGTCAGTTTTTAATTCGGTTCGTTCTGAACCAATAACATTTTAGGAGAGGTATATATGACGCATACAAATGTTGATTCTTTTCAATCATTTGGAACAAATTTCCAAAATTGTGTATTACAAGCGGCGTTAATTGATAGAGATTTCTTTGAAAAGATCTTTGAGATTTTAAAGGAAGAATATTTTACATCAGATGCGCATAATACTATTTGGTTGGAGATAAGAAAACTTTTTAATAAGTACAACGCACCTCCAACTTATGATACTTTGAAGACAGAAATCTCGCAGTATCCTGAAGGTGAGTTAAAAGAGTCAGCAATTAATGTATTGTTGGATATTGAAACAAAAGTAAATCGTCAAGAGATTGAATATGCAAAAGATAAGTCGTTAGAGTTTTGTAAGAATCAATCCATGAAGGCAGCAATTCTTAAGTCAGTAGAATTGTTGCAAGAAGGCAAGTTTGAGGAAATACAAAAAACAATTGAAGACAGCTTAAAGCTTAGTCATGAGCAGGACATGGGGCATAATTATTTTGATTCTTTTAAATCAAGACAAGAACTTCATGCGCGAGAGACAGTTCCAACAGGATTTCCACTCTTAGATGTAAATGAAGTGTTAGATGGTGGTCTAGCTCATGGAGAGTTAGGTGTGGTGATGGCACCAACTGGTGGTGGAAAATCATTCTTTTTAGTGAATTTGGGTTATGGCGCATTGGCAGCAGGAAAGAATGTTATTCATTATACATTTGAGTTAAGTGAAACGCATGTTGGTAATCGTTATGATAGTCGTATTACGGGCGTTCCTATAAAAGAGTTGCGCAGCCGGATGGTAGAAGCAGAAAATAAGTTAGCCCGGTTTAATGGAGGTCAGTTGTTTATTAAAGAGTATCCACCGAAGGTTGCAACCATTAATACAATTAAGTTTCATATGGGTAGATTGTTATCAAATGGGTTTAAGCCTGATTTAATTATTATTGATTATGGTGATTTGATGAGAAGTCGCCGTGGATATGATCAGAAACGATTTGAGTTAGAAAGTATTTTTGAAGATCTGAGAGCGTTGTCAATGGAAACGAAGTCACCAATTTGGACAGCTACTCAGTCTAATAGAGAAGGTTTTAATGACGATGTTATTACAATTGATAAAATCGGTGAGTCGATTAACAAAGCCTTAGTAGCAGATTTCTTTGGGACATTTTCACAGAGAAAGTTTCACATTGGTAAAAACCGTATGGGCCAAGCAAATGTTAATT